CAATTGAAATACCAAAGGTATAATCAGGATTGAATGTAAAATGTGGTATTAGTGTTTCAGTACACTTAGCAATTTTATCTGGATCACTCCAAGTACCAGGTAATGTATACACTGGTGGACACGCTAAAAAAATCATTCCTCTGATCTCCATTGTTTTCTCATTTTAACATATGTTTCGTTTTTTGCAAATTCTTTCATAACATTTAGATTTAGTGTTTGTAGATGATAACCATTTACTTAAATATTCTACTGCACTTTCTGGTTCACATTGTTCACCACAAGTAAAAATGTCACAATATGCAACACCTTTTTCTGGCCATGTATGAATACTTAAATGACTCTCTGCTAATAAAGCAAAACCAGTTACACCCTGTGGTACAAACTTTTGAGTTTCTACTTTAATAACTTTTGAATGTGATGCTTCTGCTGCATGAAACAAACAGAATTTTATATGCTCTTCATCATTCAAAGTAGAGAATGGACAACCTTCTAATTCAAATAGAATGTGTTTCATAACCAATTCGGTTTTTTGGATGGGTCACGAAGATAATTAGATGCAGCCCAAGGTTTGCTGCTAATGTAATTCTTGTAAGCAGTAAAAGTGTCAATGCTTGTGTCATATTTAAATACATCTGGTCCTGCAAATGCGAATGGTGTTGCTTCTTTGTGGCATAATAATGTTCTTCCTGTTTTTTCTTCAAACACTTTTTCTGCTGCATTCATAGCAGTTTGACAAGAGTGTATCTTCCCATATCTATGGGTATACTCCTCAAGCAATCCAAAACCATGTTGAATTAACCAAGCAGTATTAGCAATACTTTGTGCTGCCCATACAGTACATGGATGTCCACGGAAGGCACCTTTCTCTGTATTATAAGGAGTGCCATCTTTCTTAGGTAATAAATCATTACCCCAGTTGTAATACCACTTAGAATAAACTACTGCCAACATTTGACAGGTTTCAAGAGGCATCTTGACCACATGTTTGTCAGGCAAAACTTCTGCTGACTTAACAGGGTCAGGATCTGTCACAAAAATGTTCATAATAAAAATCTCTTACTTTTATTATAACACAATTTTATTTTTTATCAATATTCTTTATAAATTCTTTCTTTTCGTAATCAAATCTTGGATGTGGTTGTGCAGGTTCCCAAGGATTTTTAGATGTATTTTTGAGAACAATAAATTTATCTTTTGCAAAAGTACCTGCAATCTGTACTTCAATATCATCTCCATCTTTCCAGTTTATTTGACCTTTCAGATTAGTATGAAGCATAGCTTCTTGTATCTGGTCAATAAGTTCTTGTGTTAGTTTCATTCTTTAATTTCAAAGTGCCATTTAATATGTTTTATATAATCGAATGTACAACCAATATCTTTATCACACTGAATATCGTATTTTCTATCACAAAGAAATCTTCTCAGTTCTTCTATATTACCAAAAGAACCTTGAGGTTCAAAATTTTCATTATATAGAATGTACCTCATTTCTTTTTAAATACCCCTAACTTTGTTAAAAGATAAAGTGCTAAGATTGTCCAAAAGACAACTTCTAATCCGATGTTGTTCATTTATCGTACTTGGTTAAATCACATTCAACTAAAGGTAAACTTTCACCTTTTAATGGTATTGGTTCACCTACTTTTTCTTGAAGTATCTTTAATGCTTTTGCACCTTTTCCTACATCATAAGGGCAAGGTGCATTTCTCAAACAAACCCGAATGATTTGCATCTCTTCTACAG